AATATGGCTTTGACTCATCTATCCTATGAAGAAAGTATTCTTTACTTGGCCGTTCTTTCACTGCTTTAACAAATTTGTTAAAATCAAGAAATTCTTCACCAAGAGAGCCGTATTGTTTTCTATCCCACCAAGTTGAATAAAGCGGGTGTTTTTGTTTATTGCGAACTAATTTAGCCGTACTGCCGCGCTTACGATACAATTGATAATGAGCAGCACATAAATTTACAGACCGCTCAATTTTACCACAATCTTTGACGCAACAAATTCCAAGATCATTAGTCTTAGGCATTTTCCATCTCCTCTAAAAAGTTACAAATCAATGTAACATTCTTAGAGGAGTTTGGATACAAAAAAATAGGTGTAACTAGATACTATCGGCAATAATACAACTCCATTCAGGTCTTGTGTACAAAAATCCGAAGAGCACATCTAATCTGGTTAGTAGTTGGTCAGTCCCTGGCACATACGCCGTCAACATACGCATTGCGATACCATCAAAAGCCTCACGCCATGCCTCTTCCACACCCTTTTCCGGCATGACAAGATCAGCGGTTGCCATTGTGATAGCCTGCGGAGCGTAGCAGATGTTTTTGCGGTAGATTGTACTGGCCGGATTGACCAGCACCATTGCAGCCGCATTTACAGGCGAACTGTCCACGGTCTGGTACTGGACAGACGGGCCACCAGCAACGCCGGTTGAGGACGGAATCAATGCCGGATAGATCGGGATTGACGTGCCGCCGGTTGCCACGTTTGCGGTGACTACGAACTGGCGAAGTTGGCCAGTCGTCTGCTTGGTGATGCGGTTGACAGAGTTGACGTTGGCAAAGGTGATAATGTCGCCAGCTACAAGAGTGCCGGTGATAGCGTTCACTACGATGCTTGTGCCGGTCTGACCCGCGCCGTTTACCGTGCCTCCGGCGGAGAACGTGCCGCCGGTGTGCTTGATGACGGTCTGGTCTTCAAACCACTCAAAGCCGAGTGCCTGATACATCTGGCCGGTAGCATACTGCCTCGAAATCATTTCCGAGGGGTTTAGCAGGCCAGTCAGACTGGATACGACACGCGCCTGCGTAATGGGGTCATTGACCACTTTACGACGGGCATTCTGTGCCGAGTTCAGGGTGAGCAGTGCGCCAGCTTGCAGATAGGTGCTGTCAGTCGGCGAGATGACATTGCCGTTCGCATCGGTATTGGCAACATAATTGCAGATACCGCCTTCAGACCCATTCATAATCGTATTGGCGACGTAGCCAGCTACGTTATTCACCATCGGAGCAAGTACGCGCTCGGAGAAGTCATCCAAGCTCATGGTGCGGTCGAAGGTGCTGAACGACACGTCCACGCCAGCCTGAGTGGCGAGCGTCAGCGTGGTGCTTTGCTCAGCCGTATCCTGCACACTTGCAGCGGGGCCGGTGCGAACAGTATAATCGTTCGGCAGGCGGATACGCAGAGTAGAGCCGATTTTAGCGCCTCCACGTGCGTACTGATCGTCGTACTGACGGTCAATGTTGCGGATGAAGCTGTTGGTGTTTTTCCACAGTTCAACGGCCTCCCTAGTGATCATGTTGATGGTAAGAAGTGAATTAGCCATTTTAAATATTCCTTTTCAGAAGGCGCACTAATGGCGCGGTTAAATTTGAAATTCATTTTGTCTTTGTTTAATGAACTCAGATTTAAGCCTTCTGATAAGGCGAACTCGGATTGACCGCCGATACGGTTACTTATGGCCTTGAACACGGCATATCCCTGCCGAGTGGGTTAGCTTCTCTTGTAACGTTCTTCTCTCTGTTTCGCCCTGATCCGTGAAAACTCTTCCATGGAAAGTTCAGGGCTGGCCAAGTCATTATTTGCACCGCCCGTTCCCGTTACAGGCGTAATCGGCGGCGGCGCTTTTGAGGTTTGCTTGGTTTGTGGTAAGGCTATCTTTGTCTCAATCTTTGCAAGCTCGATTGCCATCTTCAAAGGCGGTAACGAGTTAATCCTTGCCGCTTCATCAGGGTTATTGCCCAGATGATAAAGCAATTTGTGCGCTTCGGGCAGTTCTGCCACCGTTTGCAGAAATGTAGGATTAGAATTTGCTCCTAATGCACCGACAGCATTCAAATTAGCCAAAGCAGTATCGAATCCCGCAAAACTTTCTTTACCTTTTTCGGCAATTTTATTGCATTGCTCGTTAAACCGACTGGTTGCGGCCAACTGTTCAGCGCGACGTTGAATTTCTGCATCTGGCAATTGTTCAACTTTTTTACCGGCCTTCAGTTCAGCGTTTTCTTTTTTAAGCGCCTCAACTTCTTCTTTCGTTTCCCTTACGTTGTGACGAAGGCCGGTGATAACATCAATATACCACTTTCCTTCTTCTTTTTTTGGCAGCTCCTCAACTTTAGTCTCTAGGGGCTTTTCGGCAGGGGGTTCAACTTTGGTTTCTGTCGCGGTCTCGGTAGTAGTAGCCGGTTTCTCTTCCGGCGGTTTCTCAATCGTCTCTTCAGTCATAGACTCTCCATTGATCCCCGTAGGCGACGGGTGCGCTATCCCTACGAACCGGCAGGTACGGTATTAATGAACCATACTCTCTGTAGGCTTCTGTAACGACGTATCGCCTTTCGGCGGCAACGCCCTGTCAAGTAACAATGCTTCGTAAATTTCTGCTTTTATTTCTTCAGAATAGTTGTTCATCGAAAGCATCCGCGTTAGAGCCTCACGAGCAGGGCGAATGAAGTTGCCCCATTGCTTGTTGACGAATTCGCGCTCCTTAGGCCACATTTTGTAGAAGGCATTATCCTTAGCCATATCCTGATAGGCACAGGCACATATTTCCTGAGCGCATTTAGATACAAGTTTATGGGAGTATTTAGCCATCACATCTTTCCGCTTGGTTTAAAAACAGATACTTTCTTAACTGGCTTCTGCGCTTTTAATTTTTCATTCAACAACTTCTGAAATGGTGCCGCCGCTTCTACCTGCCTTAAACCAGAAGCATGTTCTTCCACCATCAAATCATGCAGCATCGTTGCATTGTCTTTCGGTGTAACAATCACATTTTTCAAAAGCACCTCAATGCGTTTGGTGATAGCTTCGTAAACATCAATCTCTTTTTGCTGATCTTTTGCTTTTACTTTACTCTTTTCCTCAGCCAATTGGCCAATAAGCGCAGCTATGGAACCTTGCATTTGCTTCAGTTGCATTTGCATTTGTTGCACTGCCGGGGTCATTCCTTCGCCCTTAGCCTGCGGAGGAACCATGCGCTCTAAGCGCTCTGCAACCTCTTCTGCCATCGGGAAGTCAGCAGCTTTGAACAACAAGTCGCCCACCAGCGGCACCAATTCGCTTGACTGCGAAAGTATCTGGCTCAAGGCATTGAACGCTTCCTGACGGCGCGTGGCATAAGCTGGCCCCACATCCGCCTGTACATCATATCTCCCGATATTCGGGTTAATCATGATTTGCGCTACTTCTTCAGCTTCCTGCTTGCGCTTTATCAGATAAGATTGTTTGGCTTCAGGATCAATCGTTACCCGCGACGGCACGCCATCGTTAGCCAGTATGTTTATTTCGCGTTTCGTGTCATAAATCTTCGGAATCAACTCTATGATAATTTTACCCGTCCGACGTATCGCAATTGCCTGATTGTCTATAAAGTGATAAGTAGCCCTGTCTCCTTGACGCGCCCTTTCATTGATAGCGCGGCCTGAACGTTCATTGCTTTTTTCACCAAACGTAGCCTCATATTGGCCGGAAACCATCGCCATTTCAGCTTGCGCTACCTGCATACCCTGTACATAGGCAGGAGCAAATACAGGAGCCTCTGCCCGCGTTGGGGGTGGAATCGGATTGCCGTCATCATCAACATGCTTATACGGCAGTATTGAAAAATTCTGCACATTGGCTTCACGCCAGTATGTTTCGTTTCCTTCAATCGCTGCGGCTGCGCCTACGAATGGCGTTTTGCCTTGCAAAGCAACGAATTCTACTGCGGAGCTACTCCAATAATTATAGATCCTTTGGGGATCCTTCATGGCCCGCGTATGACCTTTGCGGTCTATCTTACCATCAATAATCGTCTCTTCACCAATGCAACGCACCAGCGGGATCGTAGTACCGGGCCAAATTCGCCTATCAGCTATCTCGTTCCCGATAAACAGGAACCATTCGACTTCATAATCTTCAATACCTCGGCATTGGCTTATCGGATCGTCAATGACCGCTTTAGCAATTTTAGGCGGTAACTTGCTTTCCCGCATCGTATGCTGGATGCCGGTATCGGGATGCTGAAATGTAATCAACCTATCTGTCTTTTTAACCCTGCGGAAATATTCACACACGCGCACGTGATGATCGTCTATCCAATTATCGGAGTTACCAAGAGCGTTCTGACCCATCATATCCTTAAACTTAGGATATTTCTCACGCGCCATTTCACGCTTCATGTCCGTGAACACGAAGCCAAACATGGCATCGGAACCATCTATTTCGTTAATATCGGGGTCAAGAAAAACCGATAGTGGGTCTTTGATGCGTCGGATGTAAATTTCCTGATCGAACGTATCATCACCGATATAATCAGTGACTACGCGCCAGTAACCAATGCCACCTTCAACCTGAAACTTTACGCCGGTGTCATAAGCATCACTGGCATTTGATATGTATTCGATATGCCGGATGATTCCTTCGTAAACTTCCGCTGCTTCATAGGTTGACTCATTACCAACGGGACGGATTTTTATGGACGCTTTATTCTGTTTTGCATCATTGATAATCTGTAAGTTATGCTGATGCGTTTTGTTGATAGTCAGGCAAGGACGCTTCTCACGATTACGATTGGTTTGAATGTCATTCGGCCATTGGTATCCATTGTTAGAATCCGCATTAGCAAATTTTATATCTTCTAAAAACAATTTGCGGCATTCGCCTTCGCGGTTACTACAGTATTCAAGTCGAGTTTTTGCCTCGCGTACAATTTTCTCATCGCCGTGCAAAGTTTCAAGGACATCGTAGGTATCACTCATTAGTCTAAATTTTCCATTCTAAAGTGTAATATTTCATACCACGATGTTCCTTATTTATTTTTGAAATATCATTTGGATAAAGTTCATCAGCGAAATGAACTGGCAAGTTATCCAGCATTTCTGTGAAACACGGTTCATTCCATTTTTCCCGCATTTCTTCTCTAGTTGAAATATTTTCTGGATAGGGAAGACAGTCCACAATCTGCCAACATTCCTTTCCATTAGTGCACCACGTTGTTGCTATCATCCCCCTAACCATCCTGTAGCGCCTGATATCATACTATCGCGGAACGCCCCCATCATCTTAGGAACTTTCCGCACTTTCGGCTCGTGCATGGAAACAGCGATATATCTCGCACTGTCGGCATAATTCGAGTTTTCATCATGCAACGGTTCACGGCTGAACTGCCCAGTGAGAGAATCCACTTTATACCGGTAATGCCTGAGTGCCTGCAATCCGTCAGCGCAGTTTTCCTCGTCGAAGTACATTGTCGGGAATACAGTCCGCAACGCATTGATACCATCTTCAATGGACAACATCGGCGTTATCCTCACATTGTACCCTGAAGCCTTCGCCATTTCCTCAATGCTCATGCCAGTGCCAAGCTGCTTGGCGCGTGCATCATGCGGTAGCCATAATGTGCCAATTATGTATTTTTGCGATTGTATGTATTGCAGGTAATGTTGCAACGTCTCATGGCGGTTCTGGTAAGATTTTATAACCCTGAGTTCAAAGCCTATACGCTGCACGAACCATAGCGATGTATTGTCAGACCAACCCAAGTCAAAGAACACCTCAACAGGCTTCGATGCACTATAAGGAACCTTTGTTATGCGTCCGGCAAATTGCGCCTCACGCAGTTCTTTGGCGTAGATTGCACCTTCAAGGGCTTGTTTGCAGTGCCCCTCCCAGACGTTTAAGTAAGCGTCGTAGTCTTGGTTCTTAAGATGTTCCATTTCATCTTTTAGAACTTGAGGAAACCACGGGTTCTGATCCCAGTTTATTTTGCGTACTATCGCGCCCTTTGGAGGATTGATAACAAATCGCTTATACGTTTCGTCGGTATCCAGTTCAGGGTTGAACGTGATCCAAATCTCTGAATCGTCTTTGCGGATTGTCGGTATCAAAATATCCCAAGATAGCTTCGATACCGTTTGCGCTTCTTCCACCCACGCTATATCAGCGCCTTCTTGGCTACGAATCTTGTTTGTGTTATGGCGCAACCCTTCAAATGTTATTTCAGTTCCGTTGCTGCCGATAATAATATTTTGTTGAATTTCGTAGTAATCGCGCAAGTGCATCAATTCAATCTGGTCGCATAGCAATTTATGCACCGAATCTCGCATTGAACTTTGAAATTCACGAAGGCAAAGTATTCTTAATTTTTTCTCAATTCCCAGCAATAACAAGCATTTGGCAGTTGAATGGCTTTTGCCGCCCCCCCTGCCTCCGAAAAAAACCTTATAGCGTGCAGGCTTTCTTATTTCTTGTGCCCACCCCGGCATCGTAATGCTTATCTCATCTTCATACGATACCGAGGCAGATTCCATAAAATTTTGTAATATTACGTCCCAAGAATGACGAGCGGCGTACCGGCATTATACGTCACCGTTGCAGAAGACGGGAACACACCGGCATTGATGCCAGACAGCGTGCCATACGTCGCAGCAACCGAAATACCAGTTGCAGCTTCAGCAGAAGTGGCAATCAGGTTAGCGGCACTTGAAGCGCCAAGCTGGGCGTTGGTGGCTGAAGGATACACCGCAGAAACATCCGATACCGTCGGGAATGTGGTAGTAGCCGTAAAGATACTAGCCAGCCAATACAGGCCAGACTGCAACACAGTACCACCAGTCGGCGTATAGTTCTGGATAGCCGCGCCAGAGGTAGCCAGCAGCGCAGTGCTATTATACGTGCCAGAAACAAGACTGCCGGGATAACCAGAACCATTGTCAGCATAAAGCCCGATAAAGGCACCCCCACCAGTTTGACCCGTCGTGGTGTAAGCGCCGAATGTCTTAATCGTTACCGGCCCAGGAATGAACAACGGATAGGCATAAAGAGTGCCTGTTACCGTCAGGAGCGTACCCGGCGTTGCGCCTAAAGGAAGACCATAAAAACGCGATGGCTGATAAGGAGCTACAGCGCCAGTGCCGCAATAATTTGCGAATTGCGAAAGAGTAATGGCTTCGCTTTCAGGATAGCCGCCAGCCGAAAGCTGCGTATCTACGGCAAACCTTTCATTTCCAGTCAATGGAAGTGTTGCTAAAGGAAGTCCGTTTGTATAAATTCCGCTCATAAATAAATACCTTATATTAATTGGGTTCTAAGATTCCCAAGGTTATTCGCGCATAAGAAAAAACACCCTACATGCGCGTAAGTGCAGAGTGCTTTGCAAGTTATCGTGGATTCTTATTCATGTAATTGACAGCACGGCGCATCAGGTTTTCACCTTCAGGCATACCGTTTCCGCCCTTAAGACCTTCTACATTACCGTGGCCTTCATACTGCGGCTGCGCCAACTGCTGATTCATATTGAGCGCGTGCTTTATGGTCGGAGCAGGCCCGGTAGATACCGGCCCGACAGAATCCATCGGCGTATGCCAAGGCTTCTTAGGCGTGATGTCCCTGTGCGTGGTTTTATCCATGGCCGAGGGATGTGTATCGGTATTCGTGGCAGTCCGTTCAAACGGTACGTTTTCAGCCATTTTTTTTCTCCATGTGTTTTTTAGCCCAGTCAAAGCCTTTCGCATAGGCCAAGACTTTTTTATGAAGCATATTTCCCTCAGCCTTTATTCTGGTCATGATATGATGACAGAATTTTCCTTCCACATCATCAAGTGCCTCTACAGCATTGTTTGCCACATCAAGATTCTTAAAAGCCCCTATGAATCCATAGCCAAGCCTGTGATTAGGGCTACGATAAACTCTAAACAAAATTATTCTCCATAAGGTTGTCCAGCCCCCAGCATATCCATGGATTCACTGGTCATAGGTAAATCGCGCACGCCATTCTTCGCCCGAAGCGCTGGATCAACTTCGTTCAACGGGTCAACCGCTTCTTTTATGCGCGGTGCAGAATCATAACGGGATTCATCAGGAACGAACTTCTTAAGGTCGTCAT